TTCTCCTAATATCTATCAGATACTTATGCACTACACGAACAATACGCCGCTATTTGTTATAATAAAATCAATCGCAATGAATTCAATCGATCTTGTTGGCACTACCACGATTCGGCCGTTCAATTTATTTTGCTCGACGTCCTCTGTAGTGTTATTAGTACCATCGCAAACTACACTAAACTTTTCAATTCCTTGCTGCGACTGGACTAGCGCCAAAATAGGAGCAATCTGTCCTACGAAACGCTGTCTAGTCTGTGGCGTGTTGGGCTCGAATAGCAGTTTATCTGCAATTTGAACTACCAATCGCTTCACTTCTAAGAGCATTCGCCGGACATTAACTCTATCAAGTGCAGACTTGGCTTTTTGCAGCGTCTTCTGTCCAAAGATTACGAAACCGCCCTGTGGGAAGTTTGCAATCGGATTAATCCTTGCATCATAGAGTGTGTCTCTATCTGCAGTCGTCAGTCTCACCTCGGTGTTAACAACCCCAGCAAGAGAACCGCGGTTAAACCCTGCGGGAGCAAACCACGGATATGCTACGGCATCATTATAGCCGAGAGCGCCGTAGGCGACCACTGAAGAGGGTACTCTCACGTTCATGTTGTTTACTGGATCCATTAAGAATACATCTGGATAGTAAGTGGCCGCATAATTGTTATCAACCCCGCGGCTTTCAAATTGTTCTGCAGTCTCACGCGGATTGCTGAAAGCATCCGAATCATCGAATAGTCTATTTTCATCTTCGTCGTACTGCTGAATGTCCATCACGAACATCGCCATTGAATAATCCTGGTTTAATCTAGCTGCATAATCTGTAACAAATGGATCTCTAATTCCAGGAATTGATAGCAAATTGGTATTAACAACCATGGGATCGGTCATCAACTCTACTGCTTTTCGGTAAGAGAAGATAATATTGTTTAATGAACCAGCCCCAGACATTGTTCCGTCATCAGTTCCCGCCAGCCCAAGACCTCCGGTGAAGTCCGCACCGGCCTTTCCACCTGAGTCGGTAGAAGCTGCGCGGTCTCTCATCAGTCTAATATCTTTATCAAGAACGTTAAGTCCATCAAACCCGCCATAGAACAAGTTGGTAAACTTAGCATAATCAGTAAATCTGTTGAACTTAATAGAGCTAGATTGAATCAAAGAGGCAAAAGTAACTCGATTTCCCCTAGAGCCAACGGAATCAAGAACCGTATAGTCTCCACCATCTGGTTCGGACTTTCGGAAATATGCTGCTTGAATCATGTGCTCGTTTGCAGATCCTGTAATAGTAGAAAGATTAGTTTCAGTATTGTATAGCGCTACTCTCGCGAGCGTGAATTTATTATTATTGAATACGTCTGCGCCAGTTCCAGAAACCAAGTTATCAAGCTTTTCTATTCCATTAAACCTTGTGTATGCGGCGACCAATGGATTGAACGTGCTGCCAGCGTTTGGATCTAACGTTGGAGTTGTTATTCCACTGGTACTATAAGAAGAGCTGAGCGGAATTCTGGCAGTCATCGTACCCCAATAGAGCCGAGGATCAATTCTTTCGTTCTCGCCAACGGCGCCCTTGTATCCCAAGCTAGACTGCTTGGTCTTTCCACGCGTTACTTTGAATCTAAAGGGTAGCGGGGGAACGATGGCGCCAGTAAGCAATAGATTTAGAGGATCATCTGCGCCTATTGTAGCTGCAAATCCACTAGACCTTTGGTTGTGGGCTTCGTCGGTAGTAACCACCTTACCCGCCGACATAATTCCAGTCTTAACATCAGTCAATGTATCCGAATGTTTCATAACTGGGACACCGCGGAATCCAAATGGTAGCGCGGTAGCAGGAGTGTTCTTTCGATATACGTTATCATTAATAACGACCCTGATATTAGCAGATTTATTGGGATACTTTCCACTGACAACGAGCCTTCTTTCTTGCGGATCTTCCGCGTCGAAATCATATTTGGCTTTCATGTCACCAATTTGCTTTCCAATAAATCTATCGCTATTAGGATTGAGACTCAGATTTGGAAATGTCTCGACAAACTCTTTTGCCGTATCTAAATCATGAAGTTTTCTTAATTCAACGTTAAACGTCCCATAGAGATCATTTTCATCAGTGGAAGCCACAATATTACTAATAGAAAGCTTAAGCTTTTCGTTCGAATATGATCCGTCGCTCAAAGACTCGAAGTAAAATAGATCGTGCTCTTGAGTACCGAATGGCTGCGATATAAAATTTGTAGTCCTGGGCGTCGTATATCGAGTATCGAATCTACCAAAAGAATCCATCCACGAATCACCCAAACCAACATTGTTGGTTTCACCAGAACCTGAGAAAATACCAATTGCATTATCAAGGAAGCTCACTGGAGCAAGTTCATCTTCAACTGCATAATCCAGATAAAGTATGTGTTGTTCTTGCTCGAATAGATCCGGCTCGACGTTTAATGCTTTTGCAATATAGTGAGAGCTAGCGGGATTGAGAGAAGCTGTGTATACCCTCAGCCCTGGCATCTTATCACTATTACCCCAGCGTTCTCCGGAAGAAGAAGAAACAATATACTTGAAAGTTTGATATTGGGCGTTGACGCTAGCATTTGCAGTGTTATCTGCTGTCATTTGCTGGGCAAGAAATTTGCCGTTTTCAACTCCCGCTAACCACGTCGCATTAATGTGTTGATCAAAGCTTGCAACAAAAGATCTAGAACCCGTAGAATTAAAAAGTACTCCGCGCAATATAAAGACGTTGTTGTCTCCACCGGAAGTGGCCGGCTCATATACACTCCCTCTAGTTGAAAGATCTGGGAAACTCTTATTGTCTGTAAAAACCGGGAAACCCACACCCTCTTCAGAGGCAGACACATAGTGGCGTGCTACCAAAAACTGTACGCACCCCTTTGCTGAGTCTCCAGCTGCATAAACGCCAGCATCGATGCTAGAGCTTAGGACCTTAAATCCAGCGTTGTTAACAACCCCGTATGTGACAGTATTACTCATGTTGGTCGAAGTTGCGTTTGCGCCCGCGCCAAGAACTCTAGTATAAGTTACTGCATCTTTATGCTTTAAATATTCTCTAACTGCGTAGGGTCCGAAACGATCTGGATCTAGTGTTCCGAATCGAGTTTCAAAATCTGCAAAAGATCCCACTGATACCGGAACAAATGCAGGCCCTTTTTCTGCAGTACCAATAACTCCTGCAGGAGTTCCGAGAGGGGCCTTTTGTCTCTGCGAAAGGTCAATTTCCTGTTCGAAAAATCCTGGAGATCGGAATGTTTGTTCTGCCATGTGTTTATCTCCTCAAGCTCTTATGCTGTCTATAGTAAGTATTAATGTTAAACTCAAAAAATTATTTTGGTGTGAGTACTATTTCACCCAAATCAAAGGTTATTTGCTCCCTGTACACAGTTTCACCTTTTCTTTGGATCCGGGATTTAATATTCAGCTTCTGTTTTACCATCTTCCCAGTAACTTCATCTCGGTAAACTCTCTCAACTGTTAACGGTTCTCGTCCAGCTTCCGTCCCACCCACGTTGGTGGTCTTATAGTGTGCTGGATCTGCAGTTACGGCGTTGCCGCCAATAACTCCTGCTTTTCTTGGGTCATCCATTGTGTTTAAATCTTGCAATATGTAATCTTTCGGCTTTCCGCTTGCTATTCCTTCCACGTTGATTGACTGTGGCATTGCTGATACTTGTGTCATGTCAAAAGAAATTTGTGGTGCAGAAATATATTTTCTTATTGATGATTCTCCGCCGGGAAACGTTGGATTAACAATGTATCCAGTCACTTCTACGGTCATTGTGTACTTAATTATTCTTTCATCATCTGAGAATTCATCAAAATTTAATTCAGACCCCAAAGAATCACCAAAAAATGCTGTAAAGTAATAACCTTTGTCCGTTTCGATCCTAAATGTGCGGCCGCCCTGGCTATGATAAGAAGACATGATAGCGTTAAGAACATTGTTCATCTGCTGCATATATTGTGCCCACAGGGTAATATCATAAGTAGCAGTAAAATATTTTGGAGCCCTAATCGTATAAATTTCGTAGATGTTATTGCCCAGCTTATTAGATATTAATTTTCCAGACTGGAAGGTGGTCGAAATTTCTGTCGAAGGATCTCTTTTTGCAACTTCTCCCGGCAAGGTTCCTGCGCCTTGAGAATAATCGGAATTGAGATTGGGCAAATAATGTCCAGAATAGGCGCGGTCGTCCTGATTTTTTAGCCCTTCTTTGTTAATAAGCCGCTGATAAGAAGGATCTTCGGGAGAAAGTTTTTTCTTAATTACAATATCTGCGGCTTGGTTAGTACCGGCGCCGCGGGTGGCAGTTTGAGTCACTCCACTGCGCATAATAGAAACTAGCGGAAGAATTAAAGCGCCTGCTTTATCTCGCAGTGGTTTCTTCCTCCTCAGCACCGCAAATCTCTCTCCAGTAGCAAAAATTATTGGAATCCTCTTAGAGTTCTTATTACTCTCTTTATAATATAGCGGCAAATCTTCGTTGAACAGTTTAAAAAGGGCACGATCGACATCTTCGATAGTACAGGATGGAACAGTAATATCTGTCCCACCTGATGATCCATCGGGTCGAGCGTTGGGGCTAGTTTGAAAATAAGTTGACATTAGCCCTCCGTGATACCTTCATCAGCATAAAAAGAAGAACCAACGCCTGGGCCTGGATTGCCACGGGGAGAAACTTCTGCTGGTTCATTCGATATTGGAAGGTCTAACTTCCCTTGTTCAATAAGCGTTCTGTTATCGCCCGTGGGTCCAAGCCTATTTTCTTTAAATCCCCTCTGCTGAACAAACGTTTTTTGCGTTGCATCTTCATCTGAATAAGATTCATCAGTGGGACCATGGGGTATTTTATCGATGAGACCCTTTCTAGCCTGCTTACATGCCAGGATGTAGCCGGTGCTATATTCTATCTGTCCGTAAATGGTTGCGTCAAGTTTTGCAGAAAGAATTTCGAAGAAAGTGTCGCCGTAAGAAACAAAATCGCCAGCTTCAACATCAAGCTGCTTATGCATCACATCTCGATACTGTAGCCAGACGGTAAGCGTTGAGTTTTGGTCTATTCCAAATTTTGTGGTGGTAAAATTAGCTTGCTGCCATTCTACCCTTGCGCAGATTTCTACTGGTGGATTAAACACTTTTTGTTCTGCTTCCTCATAAACATCGTGAACGTTTGAAAGATCTCGACGAACTTTATAGTAATACACCTTTTGACCCACCACATCTTTGATTACCTCTTGTGAGATATCAGAAATGAGATCAAGTTCTCGGGGAGTTACAAAAAGTCTAGCCATGAATTATCCTATCACTATGCATTTGCCCATGGGAATGGGAATTGTTTTTAAAACTCTCTGGAGATTTTCAGCTTTTGTCGCTTCTCCTTCAACCATTTTCTCGTACGTTAAACTTTCTAGCCATTCTTTCATGCCAGTCTTTAATTTCTCTTTGTCTTCTCTTCCTTGCGTCACCAAAGTAGATCCGTCTAATTGCAAATCAGCTCCTGGGATAGGGACGGTGCTAAATTTCGATCTTACTAATCCAAGCAATTCTTTACTAGTGGCCAGCGCATAATCATAGATCCACTGGCGCCCCATACTATTGATACTCGTATACGCGATCCAGCTAAACGGAACATTGGAAGGGCCAGCTACTCCGTTTATAGTTCCGTCATTATATGCTGGATCAAACGGATCGTTTCCAAACCCAACTCTAAACCACAGCGACTGTAGATTGTCGCCGGTGGGTGTGGGAAATATTCTTATGTGCGTGCCCTGAGTCCTATAAGAATAGTTCGACCTTCTTACCCTGTTAGATAAATCCATTTGACCGCCTCGAAGTACATCTTCAAAAACAGGCAGCACATAAAACACTGTTTCGGGAGTAAATGACTCAAAGGCAAATTCATTATTAAGATAATTTATAGCAGATGTAGTATCAAAAAATCTATAAGCTGCTTGGGGACTGAAGTGGTATACTTCCATGATTTTCATACGGCCTGAGCCGTCGTTATTTAAACTAGAAGAAAATATAAGGTTGCCAGAACCGTCTTTCAATTCTTTATAAATGTCATAGTCTTGCTGATTTTTTACGAGTTCGATGGATCCCGAGACTGTATTATAAGATCCACCAATTCCGCTCTCTTGGGCATACGGCTCTGCAAGCCTCAGCATGAAATCTAAGGTTTGGTGGGCATATTTTCCCTGAACATCAGAGCCGGTAGAAATTCCCATCAAATTAGAAAGCTGCGATTTAGTTTGATACTCGTTAATTAAAGTACCATACTCCATTGCTGACTCTTCAAAACAAGCCCATATCTGCTTCTTCGTCAATTCCACTGATAATATATCGTCGCCAAGCTTTCGCTTAACAAACGTTACAACGGAATCAGCGTCTTGCTGAAAGTCAACCTCATCATCAAAAATGCCAAAGGGCGTTGGGTTTAAGGTTTTATAAAAAGCGGTGGCCATTCAGGTGCTCCAAGAAATCTCATATCTAAATATAAAAGATAATGGGCTAGATTCTTAAAGCACTAAAAGGCAATATTGCCCTAGTTGGTTTTGGCGTGTGAGTTTTACACTAGAATTTGAAAATTATTTCTCAAAATTATTTACATTCCACCAAGGATAGAAATCGCAATTAACCCTGGGAGTCGATCTTTGAGGTATACTCCTGAAAATAGAGTATCAGTGCGTCCACCAACATAAGAGAAAGCCGCCTCTATTTTATTGCTTACTTCTGGATCACCAGCCATCTCTGATGTCACAACTAACAGCATAACGCCTGTTTTAGACCTCTTTGCTGGAGCAGGACACGGGGATGACTTGATACAGCCTTGATATAATGTAGACCCCAAATCTCTTGCAGAAACATCTCTAACTACAGTGCTGCCCACCATCATCCTGCCGGAAGTGGCTAAGCACTTTTCTAAATCTTTAGAATCAAATGTCTGAATAGGAGAAGTTTCTTCGGCTAATTTCAGAACTTGGGCTATTAATTTGGCAAAATTCTTATTTGCTGCGGGGAACATCCCTAGCAGCCCCACCTTGCCTCGGAGAAGCTGCAGCTGTCTTTCATTATCTAAAATAATATGAGGAAATGCAGCGACATCGTCCAAGAGAAGCTTGCTGTTGCTGGCAATTGTTGGATTGAGCAATTCTTGGGCAGACGGCT